AGCTGCCACTGCCTGCTTCTGGGGCATGCCACGCTTCTCCATGAGTTCCTTGATGTTGCAGCTAATTGTCTTGTCTGACGAGCCTTTTTTGAGTGGCATGGTAGTCTTCCTTATTGCTGATATGTTCTGCCTTGCATGAGGTCGTCAGCGTAATCTCTTCCATATTTTTGGCGGTATTTCCACTGAGCTACCATCATTTTTTGCATTTTTTTATCTCCGGCTGCCTCCGCTCTACGATATACTTCTATTTCAGCGTCAGAGGCTACATCTCTATATCTCATCCGTTTTGTCTTGACGTCCATACTGTCAAAACCTGGTTTAATACCTTCGTCTATTACCATTTTGCTGAAATCTTTGAATTTATCCCAGGCCTCTTGACCGTATTCAGCCAGTGTCTTTTCGTCTTCTTCGCGTTCAGCTTTTTGTTGAGGGGTCTCGACTACTGGGCTTTCAGTTTTTTCTTGTGGATTTTGGTTTTGCGTAGGTCCATAACCTCCTGCACCTGAGGCGTCGATTGTGTCTCCAGGACGTTTAGCAAACCCACCGCTAAGTACTTCTAGTGTACCTAGACCTGTATGTTTTAGTGTGTCTCCGAGGCCTCTTCCTGTGCGTTTCAGACCGGAGATTATTTGACCACCGTCGCCTGTAAGTATGCCTTCCCCAGTCCTTAAGACTCCTTTAGCTGTATCGCCTATGGCGTCTGGTAGTATCCTTGTGAAGAATGGAAGGAATTGACTTCTTTTAGGTTGTTCTACTGGTCCTTCGCCAGTCAGACTAAAACCTCCACTGCTTGGTGAAGGCATAGGATTTAATCTTGTATATCCGTCTAGTATAGTATCTCCAACTGCTCGTCCAGCGTCGCCGAGTTTGTCACCGATGCGTTTCAGTACGGGTGTGGAAGCTTTTGCGATTTGCTTGCCACGAAGAGCAACTTCGCCGATAGCCGGGTTAACCATGTGTCCGACTTCTTTGGCCACGCTTTGCGCGGCTGGACGTACGACGTCTCCAACTTTGTCTGCCGCTTTATTGATGGCTTGTCCTGTCTGCTTGGCTACGTCTTTCGCGCCTTGTCCTACTTTATCTGCAGTCTTTTGTGCAGCCTTCTGTACCTGCTGTACGACTTTGGGTTTTGGTGGAGGGGGTGGTAACTTTTTAGCTATCTGCTGGATTGGTTTTACAAAGGTATTAGTCGCTGCTCTTTGTACTGCTTTTACCGGAGCCGATGTGGTAATTGGTTTTACAATATTGTCTGCTTTTTTCTGTATATTCTGTACCCATTTTGGTTTTTTCCATTTCCAACCCATATTACACCTCGTTTGGTAAAAAGAAGGGGGCCCGAAGGCCCCCGCATGTTAGGCTAAGCTAACTTATGCTGGTTCGCTGTTCGCGAAGTTCTTAATCTTCAAGCATGCCTTAGGATGCTGGTTGACAAGAACGCCGAGTCCGAACATGTAGCTTACGAGTTTCTTCTCGTGTCCGCCGCCTGAAGTAGGACGGAGGTGGAACTTGCTGCTTGAGCCAGGAGCTTCGACTGTCTTGAAGTCTGTACCGATGAACTCAACGCATTTGCTTTCTTCGCCCTTGCCGCTTGGAAGTGCGATAGCTTCGTTCTTACGAGCGAACTCGGAAGTCACGAACTCAACTGCATCTTCACCGTGTTGGTATACGAACTTGCGAACACCACGAGCGGAGTCTTCGATTGAGTTGAAGCGACGGTCAGTTTCACGGCCTTCGATGAGGCTGTCGAGCATTTCAGGAGCGCAGAGCAATTGGCTGTACTTGTAACGGCCTTGTCCAACTGCAGTCTTAACTTGCGAGAGAGCTTGCTGGATGAAGGTTACGTCGATTGGGTTTCCGCCGCAGTCTTTGACTGTCGAGCCTGTAACGCCGCTCATGCTGATTCCGTGAACCAGACGTCCGTCGTTTGCTACGAGAGCGCCGAGGCCTGCCATGATTTCGGTAGCTGTGCCGTAGTCACCAGCGAATGCCGAGCTGAGGTCGACGCGGCTGTGTGAAGCCGAAACAGTTCCGCGATAGAACAGGTCGTTTTCAGTGATGAGAGAAGCAGCAGTGTTAGTCAAAACTACAGGATTTCCTGAGGAGTCGATAGCTTGGAGAACCAATTTGTTGTTCTCACGGTCGATGCTAACAACTTTCCAAGCGTGAACGCCTGCTGGCATTTCGTCGCCTGAGGTAATTAAACCAGCTGGACTAGCCTTAAGGATAAGGTCGTCGTACTCGAACCAACCGATGTGGCCACGAGCTGCAGCTGCGCTAAGAGTCACACCGACTTTACCGGAAGCAACACCTTCGTCTGTCAAAGCAGCTGAGCCTACAGTTCCGAGAACACCGAGACCGTCGTTGTAAAGGTCAGCGGCAACACGGCGCTTGAGGTACACGAGTTTGTCTTCGAGTTCCATAGCCAAGTTGTCTGCGTATTTAGCAGGAGCCATTTTCAAACGCTCGAACAGCATGTAGTCGATTTCGATTGTAGCGTTGAGCTCTTTGAAGATTGCTACTTTCTCTTCGACTGCTGAGCGTTGAGCTGCAGGGAATGCACCAGAAGCGCCGATTGCAGCGTACTGGATAGCAGCAGGTCCGCCGCCGACTTGGAACATGAAGCGATGCTCACGTCCGCCAGGCATACCGACTGTCATTTGTTTAACAGATTCCCAGTCTCTGTGGTCACGCACCAATTGGCGACGGAAACCTTTCGAGAAGGTAATCTGAAGAAGTTTACCAAGTACTAGTTGGTCAACGTTGTTAATAGCCATGAAACAAAACCTCCAAAATTAGAGCCGAAAATTACTGGCCCCGTAGTAAGAGCCGGGTTAAACCTCTGATATCTCCGGCGTCAACTTTTGCATTAACACTTTCTTGTAATTGCTGTCTACTGGGACTAGCTACAGAAGTGGCCTTGGCCGCAACTTTTTGTTGGACCTCATTCTTTTGCTGAGACACGGCTTTCTGTGTCGCAGTCTTCTGGGTAGAGGCGAATTTATTGCGTACTTTTGAGGAAACATCCGACATGATTTGCTTAATTGCAGCGTCTGGAATGTTAGGGTTGGAAGCCTCAAGCTCGGCCAACTGGTCGATAGACTCACGCCAGATAGCTCGGTTCACGAAGTCCTCAAGTTCTGAGTCGCCAAAGAGGCCGTCTACACGAATAGAGTTGAATTGACGCTCAAGTCGGGAGTAGAGTGCATCTTCTTGTGCTTTGGCTTTCTGTGCCTCGATGCTTTGCTTCTCTGCTTCGAGTTTCTTGCGCTCTGCTGCTGTAGTTCTTGCAGCTTTGCGTGTCTGCTCCTCGCGGTCCATCGCTGCAAGTTCGGTCTCAGAAGCATACTTGCGTGTTTCGCGTCTTTCGATTTCTGTCTCAAGGAGTTCTTGGAAACTGCCTGGCTTGCCGTACAGAAGGTCGACAAGAGCTTCTACACCTTCTTCTGCTGCAGTCTCGATAGACTCGAATGCAGATTTCATGTCGGTATAGTCTGGTTGGATTTGTGCGATTTGTTGTTCGAGGGTCTGTGCTTTGCGTGAAGCAGCGTAGTGCTCTGCGATGAAGCCTTTGATAGCTTCTTTGTCTGAGAAGTCGAGTTTGATTTTAGCAGTCTTGCCACTGTCAAGCTGGACTTGCACTACGTCGATAGGAGAGCTAGGGTCTGTAGTCTCTGTTTCTTTAGTTTCTGTAGTTTCTGTAGTTTCTGTTTCTGCTGCCGGAGTGTCTACTCCTCCAAGTTCTTTTTCGATGTCTTCGTCTGACATCGGGGAGTCGAGGTACTCTGGTTCCAAAGGCATGTTATTGTCTGGAGAGTTCTCGATTTCGCTCATTGCCTCAAGGACGATATCGCTCATGTTTGCTGATGGTTGCGCGTTGGTGCTCATAGTGTGTTGGCCTCCTTGCGGCCTACGTTACTGTATTGCAAGACTAAGTCAAGCTGGAGGTGGAGTTCCGCCCGGAGGTGCTCCACCGCCGCCGCCCATAAGAGCTGCAAGTGGGTTAGGTGCTTGTTCTGCTGCAACGCCAGCTTCTGCTGTGCCTTGGGCTGCCATCTGCTCGCGTTCTTTTATGTGACGCTCGACAAGGGCTTTGTCTTCTTCAGGTAGTGCATCGAACTCGGCAGACATTACGTAAGTGTAAGCTTCTTCCAGCATGGCGCGATGCTCTTGCAGTTCGCGTGGTGGAATGTAGATTTTGTTTGCAAGCATACGCTCGAATACTTCTCGCTGTCTTAAAGCTGCCAGCTGTGTTCTGTCGACGAGAGCGTCGAGCTCGTTGAGGCGTAGCATGCCGAGGATTGCGCGGGATGTCATACCGGCTTCTTTGAGAAGCGGTGTGAGCTGCAGGATTTCTTGGCGTCTGGCCATTGGGTCGAGAGAGAAGCTTGTACCGTATTCCACGACCAAGTCAAAGCCGCCTTCGATGTCTGAGCCTTGTAGGTCTACAGTCTCGAATGCACGCTCTTTGCCGAGCACTTTGATAGTACGTGGTGTGTCCCAGTATTCTTTAATAATACCGAGGTAGGCTTTGTAGACGTGCTCTACGAAACCTACGTACTTGTTGAACAGACGGCGTCGGACCATGTTGGATTGCTCGACTGCGTACTGCATCGAGAAGCCTGAAGTCTCTCGGGACTGCTGTCCGATGAGGGACTCAGTGATACCCATGACGTCGTCAAGGTTTTGCTTCATACGGTCACGGATGTTAGGCAGCGCCGCAGGCATGGGTAGGGGTTCCATGAAGTTCGGTGGGATGGCACCGGTGTATTTCACGATATCCCAGGGAGAGTTTGTGATAGAACCTTTAGCAACTTCTGCTGACTCAGGGATAAGAAGTCTGGCTACGCCGTGTGCTGCGAGGATGTCTAGCATGACGTTGTCGAGTCTATTTAGAATATCCTGAAGTGCCGAGGCGTAGGCCACGACAGACCGGCCCCAGTAGGTGCCAGGAACGTCGATGTCTGTCAGTAGGTGGTAAGGCAGCTTGGCGAATGGTGCGCCTTTCGAGCCGTCTTTGTTGACTGCGTGGAAACGATGAGGGCTGACAGATAGCTCGGTTAGTTGGGTTCCGTCTTCTAGACACCAGCAGTACCGGCCTTGCATACCGTTCTCTGGAGTGCCTGTTTCCCAGTACTGGTAGACGCGGACGATGTCGTAGTAGGAACGTTGTGCGATGACCGATTTAGAATAGGCTGTGTTTGCCGATTCGTCTTGGCTCTTCATTCTGTACTTTTGTAGGATTTCTTTTTTCTCAGGGAAGAGACGGCATGCAGTTTCGTAACGCATTGCAATTTCTTCGAAGACAAAACGTACATCTTCCCAAGTGGTTGCATCTGGGTCTGGGTAGACAAGCCATGGGGATGGTACCGTGAAGGAGAAATCGCCTTCGGTTTTGACTTCGTTTGTTTCTTCGTTGTACGAGATAATTTCACCGAGGTCTGGGTCGAACAGAGTCTTAGCGAATCCGTTGCCGTAGACCAGCGTGTTTAGGTTTACTTGGTCTTGTCGCTCTTGCATCTTGTACTGACGCAGGCCGTAGCGGACACAACGGTCTGCAGCGTCTGCTCGGCGTCGGTCTTCTCGGTCTGATGTCAAGGGCTTTGGCGAAACTGTCGGAGGGTTTGACGACATCTGTGAATGGAAGAAACGGATGTTCTTCATGATGTAGTTAGTTGCGATGTTATTAGCCGCACTGTCTACCGGAGCCAGTCCGAGTTCGGATACAGATTCGTAAGACATGTTGACGTCACCGCCAGAGAAGAACTCTTCGAAGCGTGTCGCGTAGGCTGCGCGTTCGTTTTCTTCCCACTGACGTTCGTGGACGAGACGCGCTTGTTTAGCGAACTGGAGACGCTTCTCCAGCTCCAGCTTCGCTTTGTCTTCTGTGTCCCAAAGGTCTAGCATGTAGGTAGGCATCGGCGTTAATCCTTCTTAGTTTTCTTCTTCTTCCTCATAGCAGGAAATCGGATTTGAAGCAACTTAAAAAGACTTTGTTTTTCGCCTTCTTTTGAAGTAGTCTTCTTGGATTCTTTTGACTCTTTCGCGGGAGAGCCCGACCCAATCATTACTATCATTTGTGAGCTTCCCTTTCGCCGCTTCTTTTTGCATTCCGGGCATCCGCATGAACCCTCGTCTTGCATAGATGGTACCTCCTCGTGCCCATAGAATATTGCGTTTCATCTGAGCTACTTCTTCTCTGCCTTTAGCCAGGGCGCGTTCCTTCTTACGAAGTTGCATGGCAAGGAAGGCTGCGAAGATTAGCATCCCGAATAACAGTAACACAGTAATTACCAACGAGTCCATGGTCTACCCCATGCCGAGCGTTTTACTCGGGCTTGCTTTTGCTGGTTCTGATGCTTTTGTTGGTTGTACTCTCGTATCTGCTGGTCCCAGGTTTTCTTGTGGTCGACTTCGTTTCCTTCGTATTTCGGTCGGTTATCTACGAAATAGTTCAGAGCGTCTGTCAAGTGGTAATTGTGTGCATGAGAAATTTTAGTTGGGTTGACTTCTGACCATTGGGCTGACTGAAGTTCGTCTACGAGGTCTGTGCACCAGGGCGCTACAAATAAGTTTAAGCCTAGGGACTGGTTAGTCGCTGCAATCATGTCAAGCTTACGGTCAGACTTTTTATAAACTGGCATGTAGTTAATACCTTGCGCTGCTGCGATTTGTTGGTACCAGGTCGATGCGCTGTCATAGATACGTCTGACTATGTTGAGTCCAGAAGTTCTGCGTAGGACTTCTTGTAATGTTTCCATTGGGTTCTTCGTCTTAATGTAGTCTGAGCGGATAATGTACCAGTGGCCGGTGGCTGGGTCCTCGGCTGCCACGATAAGACCGTGCTCCGACGCGGCTGCAGGGTCTGAAGACTCTACGTGCCGCCAGGCAGGGCTGTAGTGTGAGGGTACTTCTCTGACACAGCCTGGGCTGTAGTTGTAGACTCCGCGTTCGCCTACGAGCCAGTCACCGTGTAGGATTGTATTCATCATGGCTTCGCCCATGACTTTGGCTGTGTCGAGCTGGATTTGTTTTTCTTCGTCGTCGATGGCTGGGTTCTCTAACATGTTGAGCCTGACTGTCAGAGCCAGTCGTTCCGGGAGAGAGTCCAGGAAGTGCTTAACGGAGGGGTTAGGGACCTTTGGTGTAAAGGTAAGTAGGGTAGGCCCACCGTTAATCATAACGCGCTTAGAGAGCTCCTCTATGATTCTTTCGCTATGGGGAAGCTCGTCACACCAGGCGGCGTGTCCCGTGAAAGACTGGACCGCTTGTTGAGCCTGGTTGGTATTGTGGTGCGAGAAGTACAGAATGGTATTACCGTTGTGTTTGTTGATGACCTTCTGCAGGGCTCCGCCTTGTCTGATTTCTCTAATTGAATCAGGCTCGAAGATTTGGCTTATGATACGTTTATGCAGAGACTCTTCGACCTGCTTCGATGTACGACCGAGGACGTAGAGCTGCAGTGGCTCTGTCCACTCCGGTGGTCGATGCCAGGTAATGCCGTCTTCGCGGAACATAGTGGCGAAGGCTTTGGCTCCTGTGGAAGATTTACCCGACTGATTACCCGCCCTTACGACTATGTAGCGTGCTTGGCGTTGGAGGACGGCGTCGATGATTTGTTGCTGTGCAGGTGTAGGCTTGGACCCTGGTCTGGCCGGGTCGAAGCATTCTAGAAGT